ACCAGATGGAAAAAATCACAACAGGTGTGTCATACACCACGTCAGCGGTGGGAACGGGCTACTGGTTCCTGCAGTTGCTGGACAGGGTTTCCCCGTCTCAGTGGGCGGCAATAGGCGTGCTGGGGAGTCTGCTGTTTGGGCTGCTGACATATCTGACTAACCTGTATTTCAAAATCAGAGAGGACCGTCGTAAGGCTGCACGGGGAGAGTAATTCAATGACTCAAAACTATGAACTGATTGTGAAAGGGATCCGCAATTTTGAGAATAAAGTTACGGTAACTTTAGCATTACAGGACAAAAAACGCTTTGACGGTGAAATTTTTGACCTGGACATCTCGCTGGACCGTGTTGAAGGTGCTGCGCTGGAGTTTTATGAGGCAGCGGCCAGAAGGAGCATCAGACAGGTCTTCCTGGATGTCGCTGCCGGGTTATGTGAAGGGGATGAGCAGTCGCCGGAAAAGCGCCCCGTAATTTTAGAGGCGCAGAATGTATGGATAACCTACAAAGGAAAGCTACCGGGAAGGATTACTGGTTCCCTGAAGACTCCGCCGAAATGGTAGTTTTGCCAGCATAATTTTCTTCCAGCAATGCCGCCAGCCACTTGAAAGAATTTTGTTGTTCCTGGGACCATTTGGGGTTGCGTGATTCAAAATGAATGGATGCCAGCGTTGGCAGCATTTGCTCCCTGGGAATTGATAAGGCCAGATGTGAAAATGCAACAGTGAGGGCATTTACATCATCCCGAAGCCTGGAAATGCAGTCGAGCAACTCCTGTAGAGAAATGGTGTTATTGTCCATAAATAATCCTCATGATTGTATTGACCTGTTAGCAGCCTGAGGCAACAGGCTGGAACTGATAAACATATCCAGGGCTCAGAAACCGATAAATCCTGATAAATATCCATGAACGCAAAAATCAGATACGGCCTGTCGGCTGCCGTTCTGGCGCTGATTGCCGCTGGTGCGCCTGCGCCTGACATTCTCGACCAGTTTCTGGATGAAAAGGAAGGTAACCACACCACGGCATACCGTGATGGTGCGGGTATCTGGACCATCTGCCGCGGTGCCATCCTGGTGGATGGCAAACCTGTCGTTCCGGGCATGAAGTTGTCGAAGGAAAAATGCGACCGGGTTAACGCCATTGAGCGTGATAAGGCGCTGGCATGGGTGGAGAAAAACATCAAAGTGCCATTGAGCGAACCCCAGAAAGCGGGGATCGCGTCATTCTGTCCGTACAACATTGGTCCCGGTAAGTGTTTCCCGTCGACGTTTTATAAACGAATTAATGCAGGTGATCGCAGGGGAGCGTGTGAGGCGATTCGCTGGTGGATTAAGGACGGTGGCAGAGACTGCCGTATTCGTTCAAACAACTGCTACGGTCAGGTATCCCGTCGTGACCAGGAGAGCGCGCTGGCGTGCTGGGGTATCGACAGATAAGCAGAATATTGTGCTGAAAAATGCGGTTTGCTTACACGGACGGATAACACGAAATCCTGCGAACTGACAAAAACTAAGTGAATAAAAGTAAAAACCCCGTTTGTTGGCTGCAAGCGGGGTTTTGTGTTTCCTGACTCTGGAAAAGTCAAAGGAGAAAGTGTGTTTGATTTTAGCAAACTGATTCGGGAGATTCGAGTGATGGCTGAAAAATTATCCACCTGGAAGTTCATTCTTATCTGGCTGGTGTTTGTGATTATGGCCTCCGGTTATTTCATCGGTCAGATACGCTGGTGGTGAAATGAACCGCGTACTGTGCGTGGTCATCATTGCCCTGCTGGTGGCCTGTGGTGCGCTTAGTCTGGGGCTGAATCATTACCGTGATAACGCCATAACCTACAAAGAGCAGCGCGATAAAAAAGTCAGTGAGCTGGAGCAGGCAAATGCAACCATTACTGATATGCAGCAGCGCCAGCGTGATGTTGCTGCACTTGATGCCAGATACTCGAGGGAATTAGCCGATGCGAGAACTGAAAATGAAACTCTGCGCGCTGACGTTGCCGCTGGTCGTAAGCGCCTGCGGATCAACGCCACCTGCCCCGGTACCGTGCGTGAAGCCCCCACCACCTCCGGCGTGGATAATGCAACCGGCCCCCGACTGGCAGACACCGCTGAACGGGATTATTTCACTCTCAGAGAGCGGTTGATGCTGATGCAGAAGCAGCTGGAAGTGGCGCAGGAATATATCCGCACTCAGTGCCTGAAATAAGTTTTGCTGATGCGCGGTATTGTCGCCGTATCCCCGCATTAACAGAGACCGCAGCCCGACAGGGAGACTCCTCTGCGCGAGTGTGCGGGGATAATCAAAAACGATACACACCGGGGTTTACCGCGTTAACGGAGCGCGGCGTTGTCCCCTCATAGTCGCCTGTCCGGTGCGATGGTGGAAGAAACCGGACTACATTGAAAATGATAACCATTATCATTTTTGCGGGTCCTCCTGGTGGGGTGGGCCTGAACACGGGGCGGACGGCGCGGAAAAAGGCGCATTTTTGTGATTTTATCGTCATCATCATCATAATGGTAACTTATTGTTTTTAATGTGTTTAGCATTAAAAAGATGATGATTGCGGTTGATTTTTGTTCGACATCTTTATATGGCGGCATTTCTTTACAAAAAAAGAGCCACTTTTGTTCAGCGGTTTATGTGGAGGGATGTAAATGGACGGCGAGCTGAAAAATATGAAGTTAAATATTAATCAACTGGCAGCCCTTTCAGGTCTGCACCGGCAGACTGTTGCCGCCAGAATGGCGGATGTTCCTCTTGCACCAGGCAGTAATGAAAAGAAAAAACTGTATCTCCTGACGGATTTGATTATTTCGTTGCTGGAAAAACCACCGACTTCCGAAGATGAAGAGATGAACCCACATGATCGGAAGGCATGGTATCAGTCCGAGCGCGAGCGTCTTAAATTTCAGCATGAAACTGTTCAGCTTGTGCCTGTCAGTGATGTCAGGCGGTCCTTTTCTGTCGTGGTGAAAGCGATAGTTCAGGTACTGGAAACCTGGCCTGACCGGCTGGAAAGGGACAGAGGGTGGACCGCATCACAACTGAATGAAGTACAGATTGTGGTTGATGAGATCCGCGACACACTGGAAAAGGCAGTCATTGACTGTTGTGATGAGGCCGATATGTGAATCAGGTGAACGAGAGCCATAGCCGCGCATCCGATATCTGGCGCGAAGTGGCCTCGCTGTTTCGCCCGCCCAGCCGGTTACCAGTAGCGGAAGCCATCAGGCGTTATATGCGGGTACCACGGGGAGCCAATACTTCCGGTCCGTGGGAGTCATCGCTGACGCCCTATATGATTGACCCTATTAATACATTATCAGCCCGTGAATATGACGCGGTGGTGTTTGTGGGACCTGCGCGAACCGGGAAAACCGAAGGGCTGATTGACGGCTGGATTGTGTACGGCATCATCTGTGATCCGGCGGATATGCTGGTGGTGCAAATGACCGAGACGAAGGCGCGGGAACACTCCAGAACGCGTCTTTCCAGAACGTTTCGTCACAGCCCGGAGGTCAGTAAGCGTCTCAGTCCTTCCCGTAATGACAACAACGTCCACGATAAAATGTTTCTTGACGGCTCCTTCCTGAAGATTGGCTGGCCGTCGATCACTGTATTTTCTTCTTCGGATTACCGTCGTGTGGCGCTGACGGATTATGACCGTTTCCCTGAAAACGTGGACGGGGAAGGGGATGCCTTCACCCTGGCATCAAAGCGTACCACCACCTTTATGTCCTCGGGGATGACCCTGGTCGAGAGTTCGCCGGGGCGGGATATCACTGACACCAAATGGCGCTGTGGCGGCGCACATGAGGCACCGCCAACAACGGGGATCCTGTCACTGTATAACCGGGGAGACCGCCGCCGGTGGTACTGGCCGTGTCCGCACTGCGGGGAATATTTTCAGCCGGTGATGGATAACATGACCGGATACCGGAATAACCCGGATTTTGTGGCTGCCGGTCAGGCTGCCCGTCTGATGTGTCCGCATTGTCGCGGGCTGATTGCCCCTGAGCAGAAACGCGAACTGAATAACAAAGGGATCTGGCTTCGTGAAGGTGAACGGGCGGTGGCGGACGGCAGTATCACCGGAACGCCACGAAATTCCCGGATTGCGTCATTCTGGATGGAGGGGCCGGCTGCGGCGTTTCAGACCTGGGAACAACTGATTTTTAAACTGCTGGCGGCAGAAGAAGAGTATGAGCGAACCGGCAGTGAAGAGACCCTGAAAGCGGTGGTGAACACCGATATCGGACGCCCCTATCTGCCCCGTTCAGCCACGGAACAGCGTAAAAGTGAACTGCTTGAACAGCGTGCCGAGCCGTTTCCCCGGCGATCTGTGCCGGATGGTGTGCGTTTTATTGAGGCAACGGTTGACGTACAGGGCGGTAAAAATCGCCGTTTTGTTGTGCAGATCACCGGATACGGAGAGCAGGGGGAACGCTGGATTGTTGATCGCTATAACATCCGGCATTCACTGCGCTGCAGTCCCAACGGTGAAAGTCTGCCGGTTGATCCGGCGGCATATCCGGAGGACTGGGATTTGTTGCTGACGGATGTGTTCCATAAAACATGGCCGCTGGCTTCTGATCCGGATGTGCGCATGCGTCTGATGGCCATGGCGGTGGATACGGGAGGGGAAGCCGGGGTGACAGATAACGCCTATCGTTTCTGGCGTCGTTGCCGGAGTGACGGACTGGGCAACAGGGTGTTTCTGTTCAAGGGGGATGGACTTCGCCGTGACAGGCTGATTAACCGTACCTTCCCGGATAATACCGGCAGAAGTGCCCGCCGTGCCAGAGCCAGTGGCGATGTCGCGCTGTGGCTGGTTCAGACGGATGCGTTTAAGGACCGTGTAAATAATGCCCTGTGGCGTGACACACCAGGGCCGAACTATATCCACTTTCCCGACTGGCTGGGGCGATGGTTTTACGATGAGCTGACCTATGAAGAGCGCGGCAGTGACGGAAAATGGCGAAAACCGGGCAGGGGAGCTAACGAGGCGTTTGACCTGCTGGTTTATGCGGATGCGCTTGCCGTTCTGCATGGTTACGAAAAGATCCGCTGGCCCTCCGCACCGGACTGGGCACAGCGGGAAACGTGGCTCGTCTTCCCGCAGGAGCGTTCTGGTGAAACGGTATCCCCGGAACTGACGGCCGGGGCAGAAAAACGCCGTCGCCGGAAGAAAAAACTGCGGACGGAGCGTGCGGAAGATAATCCATGGATAACATCAGGAGGCTGGTTGTGAGCACAGAAGAAGCCAGAGAAATGATACAGCGGTACCGTGAAGCGGAAATGGCCGTACTGGAGGGGAAGTCTGTCACCTTCAACGGACAGCAACTGACGCTGGAAAGCCTTTCTCAGATCCGCGCCGGACGTCAGGAGTGGGAACGCAGGCTTGCCGCGATGGTGAGCCGCAGGCGGGGAAAACCAGGATTTAAACTGGCGAGGTTTTAATGGCAATTATTGATGATGTGATAGGCGTGTTTTCCCCCGGGTGGAAAGCAGCCAGACTGCGTTCAAGGGCGTTAATCATGGCCTATGAGGCGGTGAAACCGACCCGGACACATAAAGCCCGGCGGGAAAATCGCTCTGCTGATCAGCTCAGTAAATACGGTGCGGTTTCCCTGCGGGAGCAGGCCCGTTTTCTGGATATCAATCATGACCTGGTGATTGGTGTGTTTGACAAGCTGGAAGAGCGGGTGATTGGTGCCAGGGGAATTATTGTGGAGCCTCAGCCATTACGAAAAAACGGGGAAATGGCGGCAGAGCTGGCTGCGGATATCCGCCGGTTGTGGGCTGAATGGTCCGTGAGTCCGGATGTGACAGGGCAGTATACCCGTCCCGTGCTTGAACGTTTACTGCTGCGGACCTGGCTGCGGGATGGTGAAGTGTTTGCGCAGATGGTCAGTGGTGCGGGAAACGGTCTGGAACGGACGGCGGGAGTGCCATTCTGGCTTGAGGCGATGGAGCCGGATTTTGTTCCCATGCGCACTGATGAATCCGCCGGGCTGAATCAGGGGGTTTTTCTTGATGAGTGGGGAAGACCGAAAAAATATCTGGTTTATAAAAATTATCCGGTCAGCGGTCGGCAGAGTGATACGAAAGAAATCGCTGCCGGAAAAATGATCCACCTGAAGTTCATACGCCGTCTGCATCAGACGCGAGGCTCATCCATGTTATCGGGGGTGCTGATGCGGATCAGTGCCCTTAAGGAATATGAGGATGCGGAACTGACGGCTGCGCGTATTGCCGCGGCGCTGGGACTGTATATCCGTAAAGGGGACGGACAGGACTATGAAGATCCGGGGATCAAAGATACCGACCGGGAAGTCCATATCACCCCGGGTATTATTTATGACGATTTGCGCAAGGGCGAGGATATCGGCATGGTCAAATCAGACCGTCCCAATCCCAACCTTGAAACTTTCCGCAACGGCCAGTTGCGTGCAGTGGCAGCGGGCAGTCGTCTGAGTTTTTCCAGTGCGGCGCGTAACTATAACGGCACCTACAGTGCCCAGCGGCAGGAGCTGGTCGAGTCCACGGATGGTTACCTGATCCTGCAGGACTGTTTTATTGGCGCGGTAACCCGCCCGGTGTACCGGACATGGCTGAATATGGTGGTTGCGGCAGGTCTGCTGAAAATTCCGGCGGATGTGGAGATGAAAACGCTATATAACGCGACGTATTCCGGTCCGGTGATGCCGTGGATCGACCCGGTTAAGGAAGCTGAAGCCTGGAGAATTCAGATCCGGGGTGGTGCAGCGACAGAATCTGACTGGGTGCGTGCCGGCGGGCGCAATCCGGATGAGGTCAAACGTCGCCGCAAGGCTGAAATTGATGAAAACAGCAGACTGGGGCTGGTCTTTGATACTGACCCCGTCAACGACAAAGGAGGCAACAGTGCCGGAACTGAACAACAGCGTCAGCAGGCCACCGACAGCCAGCATGAAGAATAAATCCTGGTTCAGGATGCAGGCGGGTGGTCAGGGTGAGGCGGATATTTATATTTATGACGAGATTGGTTTCTGGGGAGTTACCGCGAAGCAGTTTGTCAGCGATATGAATGCCATGGGTGATATCACCCACATTAATCTCCACATCAACTCACCGGGTGGCGATGTTTTTGAAGGCATCGCCATTTTTAATGCCCTGAAAAATCACGGTGCGGCCATTACCGTGTATGTGGATGGCGTTGCCGCCTCGATGGCATCCCTGATTGCGATGGCCGGTGACACGGTCATTATGCCGGAAAATGCCTTCATGATGATCCATAAACCCTGGGGGATCAGCGGTGGTGATGCGGAGGAAATGCGCACTTATGCCGAACGTCTGGACAAACTTGAGTCGGTTATGGTGCCGGTATATGCGCAGAAAACCGGAAAAACTACCGATGAAATTGCCGCCATGCTGGCGGATGAGACCTGGATGTCCGGTGCCGAGTGTCTGGCACACGGATTTGCAGACCAGGTGACGCCAGCCGTTAAGGCAATGGCATGTATTCAGTCAAAACGTACAGAGGAATTTAAAAAGATGCCGGAATCCATCCGAAATATGATCACGCAGCCATACAACAGTGCCCCGCGTGATACCACAGTGACAATCCCTGCACCGGCGGTAACAGAACCATCACCGGTACCGGCAGTGTCTGATGAGGCGACCATTCGCGCCCGCGTTATGGCTGAGCAGAAAGCCCGCATGTCAGGCATTAACGATCTGTTTGCCATGTTTGGCGGTCGCTATCAGGCGCTTCAGGCGCAGTGTGTGGCTGATCCTGACTGTTCGCTGGAAATGGCCCGTGAACGTCTGCTGAATGAAATGGGCAAGGAGTCATCGCCGACCAACAAAAACACACCGGCCCATATTTATGCCGGAAACGGCAATTTTGTGGGGGACGGGATCCGCCAGGCGATGCTGGCCCGTGCCGGATTTGAAAATGTCGAGAAGGATAACGCCTATAACGGGATGACCCTGCGTGAATGGGCTCGCATGTCACTGACGGAGCGCGGTATTGGGGTGGCCAGTTATAACCCCATGCAGATGGTCGGGCTGGCGCTGACGCACAGCACCTCTGATTTTGGCAATATTCTGCTGGATGTGTCGAACAAGGGGCTGATCCAGGGCTGGGAGGAATCAGAAGAAACCTTCCAGAAGTGGACCCGTAAGGGACGCCTGTCAGACTTCAAAACAGCGTATCGCGTGGGGATGGGCGGTTTTGGTTCTCTGCGCCAGGTTCGTGAGGGGGCGGAGTATAAATACATCACCACCTCAGATCGCAAGGAGACCATTGCACTGGCCACTTACGGGGAGATTTTCTCCATCACCCGCCAGGCCATTATCAATGATGATCTGAATATGCTGGTGGACGTGCCGATGAAGATGGGGCGTGCGGCGAAGGCAACGATTGGTGACCTGGTTTACAAGGTGCTGACGGATAACCCGAAACTGTCAGACGGTAAGGCGCTGTTCCATGCCGATCACAAAAATATTGCCACCGGTGGGATTTCCGTTTCCGGACTGGATGCGGCCCGTCAGATGATGCGCCTGCAGAAAGAAGGCGATCGCGCCCTGAATATCCGTCCGGCCTTTATGCTGGTACCGGTGGCACTGGAGACGGTGGCGAACCAGACCATCAAATCGGCCAGTGTGAAAGGGGCGGATGCAAACGCCGGTGTCATTAACCCCATCCAGAACTTTGCTGAGGTGATTGCAGAAGCGCGTCTTGATGCGGCAGATCCGAAAACCTGGTATCTGGCGGCGGCACAGGGCACTGACACCATTGAAGTGGCCTGGCTGGATGGTGTGGACACTCCATACATTGATCAGTAGGAAGGTTTCACCACTGACGGCATTGCCACAAAAATCCGTATTGATGCCGGAGTGGCACCACTTGACTGGCGCGGGCTGGTGCGTTCGTCGGTGGCCTGATAACCGAGTTATCACAATCACTGCCCGAAAGGGCTTTTTTTATGCCTGAAAAACAGCCCCACAGGGGCTGTCCGGAGAAACAGCATTATGGCGAAAAATTTTGTACAGGACGGTACCACCATTGAACTGGTGAATGCCGGAGATCAGACCATCCTGAGCGGTGCTGCGGTGGTGGTCGGCAGTATGGTGGCCGTGGCCATTACCGATATTCCTGCCGGTGATGCCGGTGACGGTTTTGCCGAAGGCGTGTTCCTTCTGCCCAAACAGTCTGCTGACGACATTCAGTCCGGCGCGGTGGTTTATCTGAAGGACGGGGTTGTGCAGCTGGCTGCAGAGGGTGCGGTGGCCGCGGGGGTAGCCTGGGAAAATGCTCCTGCAAACAGCGCCACTGTGGCGGTAAAAATCAATGTCTGATCTGTTTACGCGAATGTGTTGCCGGATGGACGGGGCGACCGTTCGGGTGATGGGCAAACAGGCGGAGATTAACGGCGTCGTGTATGACGTGATGCCTGAGGAAGAGTCCGCGGAGATGGGGGCGCTTTCGGGCAGCCAGTTGTCACTGGTGGTGTTTTCAGCCCGGTACCGTCCGGCCCGTCATGATGTTGTTGTGTTTGAGGGCCGTACACTGACGGTGACCCGTTATGACACGTACAACGGTAAACCCCGGATTTTTGTCGAACAGGAATGAGCATGGCAATAAAAGGTCTGGCGCAGGCCATGAAAAATCTGGATGCAATTGACCGCCGTGCCGTTCCCCGGGCCTCTGCCACGACACTGAACCGCGTGGCGGGGGCCATCATTGCGAAAACGGCCACTTCAGTTGCCAGGGAGCTGGCCGTTCCCCGCCGTCTTATCCGTGCCCGCATCCGGTTAAGTCCGGCACGACCGGATAAGGTTTATGCAAAGGTTTACATCAATACCGGCAACCTGCCTGCCATCAAACTGGGGGAGGCCCGCGTTCGACTTTCCCGCAGAAAACGGAGAAAGAAAGGACAGCGTGCGGCCCTGAAAGGGGGAGGCAGTGTGCTGATTGTGGGGAAAAGACGGATCCCGGACGCCTTTATCACCCGGCTGGCTAACGGACGCTGGCATGTGATGCAGCGTATGCCGTGGGCACCATCGTCCACCGGCGCTGACAGCAAAGGGAGGCCGAAACGCCACCGTCTGCCAATTGAAGTGGTGAAAATTCCGACTGCCGGACCGCTGGCAGAAACCTTTGAACGTGAACGGGACCGGATGTACCGGGAAAAATTACCAGTGCAGATGATGAAAGCCATGACGCATCAGTTACGCCTGGTGCTGAAAAGAAAATGACAGGGAGGGTGTATGAAACACCGTGAAATACGGGCGGCAGTTCTGTCTGCCCTGAAAGACAATATTTCTGAGCGGGTGAGCTGGTTTGACGGCCGCCCGGTTTTTATTGATGAACAGGAACTGCCTGCTGTTGCTGTTTACCTGACTGATGCGTCTGCTGCTGACGAGTTCGTTGATGAGGGGACCTGGGAGGCGACACTGCATATTGAAGTTTTTCTCAGGGCAAAAGAACCGGACTCGGCACTGGATATGTGGATGGAAGAGAAAATCCTTCCTGCGCTGGAGGCGGTTCCCGGCCTCAGTGCGTTACTGCTGAAGATGAATCTTCAGGGGTATGACTACCGCCGGGATGATGAGTTTATGATGTGGGGATCGGCAGATCTCCTGTGGAAAATTACCTACGAGATGTGAGGACGATATGGCAACACCAAATCCCCTGGAGCCGGTAAAAGGTGCCGGTACCACTCTGTGGGTTTACAACGGCAAGGCTGATGCTTATGCAAACCCGTTGTCAGACGATGACTGGCAGCGACTGGCTAAGGTGAAGGATCTGACGCCGGGCGAGATGACGGCTGAACCCTACGATGATAACTACCTGGATGATGAAGACGCGGACTGGACCGCGACCGGGCAGGGACAGAAATCTGCAGGTGATACCAGTTTTACGCTGGCCTGGAAACCGGGAGAGGAAGGTCAGAAAGGGCTTATAGGCTGGTTTGAAAGCGGCGATGTCCGGGCCTATAAAATCCGTTTTCCGAATGGCACGGTGGATGTGTTTCGTGGCTGGGTCAGCAGTATCGGTAAGGCCGTGACGGCGAAAGAAGTGATCACCCGCACGGTGAAAGTCACTAACGTGGGTAAACCTTCTGTAGCGGAAGAACGCAGCAAAATTACGCCGGTCACTGCGATTAAGGTAACGCCGACAGGTACGGTTGAAAAAGGGAAAACAACCACCCTGACCGTTACTGTGGAACCGGAAAATGCAACGGATAAGACATTCAGGGCGATTTCCGCCGATCCATCGAAAGCCACCATTAGCGTGAAAGATATGACGATTACTGTGACGGGGGTTAAGGATGGAAAAGTCAGCATCCCTGTGATTTCCGGTAATGGTCAGTTTGCTGCGGTGGCTGAAATTACCGTTAATAATGTGCCGGGTGGCTAAAGAGCTGAGAGATAAGCGATGTTCCTGAAAACAGAACAATTTGAATATAACGGTGTATCCGTCACGCTTTCTGAGCTGTCTGCGCTGCAGCGTATTGAGCATCTTGCCCTCCTGAAACGGCGGGCAGAAGAGGCTGAAGCCACCGGCAACCTGCAGGTGAGTGTGGAAGATCTTGTCAGAACCGGCGCGTTTCTGGTGGCGATGTCCCTGTGGCATAACCATCCACAGAAAACGCAGTCACCGTCAATGAATGAGGCCGTGATGAAGATAGAGCAGGAAGTGCTCACCACCTGGCCTGCCGATGCCATTGCCCGGGCGGAAGACGTGGTGTTGTGCCTGTCCGGGATGATCGAAGCTGTTCGTCCGGATACTGATATTACTGAAGTGGCGAAAAATAACACGCTGACTGATGATGATTTTTCTGCGGGAAAGTCTTCGACGGTGAGCTGAACTTTGCCCTCAGACTGGCGCGTGAGATGGGGAGACCCGACTGGCGCGCCATGCTTGCCGGGATGACATCCACCGAATATGCCGACTGGCACCGTTTTTACCGCACGCATTATTTTCAGGATACCCAGCTGGATATGCATTTTTCCGGGCTGACGTACGCTGTACTCAGCCTGTTTTTTTGCGATCCGGATATGCATCCCTCTGATTTCAGTCTGCTGGCACCCCGACGTGATGATGAGCAGACGGAGATGCCGGATGAGGACGATATGCTGATGCGGAAAGCGGCAGGTCTTTCTGGTGGTGTCCGCTTTGGGGCTGACGGGAAGGAAATCGTTATGGTCAGTGATGACATGCGGAGCAGTACAGAGGATGAAGCCATGCTGATGATGGTGTCTGAGGGAATTCCAGGAGGTGTACGCTATGGCGGGTAATTTTGCCGATCTGACAGCTGTTCTTACACTGGATTCAACCCGTTTTTCTGAAGAGGCTGCACGGGTAAAGAAAGAACTGGGTGAAACCAGTGACCTTGCGGATTTGATGGCCGGGCGTGTCAGCCAGTCTTTTAAGAAACAGGCCGCTGCTGTTGAGCAGGGCCTGAGCCGCCAGGCGCTGGCTGCACAAAAAGCCGGGATTTCCGTCGGGCAGTATAAAGCGGCCATGCGAACCCTGCCCGCACAGTTTACGGATATCGCCACGCAGCTTGCCGGTGGTCAGAATCCCTGGCTCATCCTGCTGCAACAGGGCGGTCAGGTGAAGGACTCCTTCGGCGGGATGATCCCCATGTTCCGGGGGCTTGCCGGTGCGATCACCCTGCCGATGGTCGGGGTCACCTCGCTGGCGGTGGCGACAGGTGCGCTGGTGTACGCCTGGTACCAGGGAGATTCCACGCTTTCAGCGTTTAATAAAACCCTGGTTCTTTCCGGTAATCAGTCCGG